GAGTATACCTACTAGCTAGCGTCGAACAGTGCTCATACTTGCGAGACTCGAGCGCGTGCGGCGGCGGAGAAAAAAAGCATGCTTTTCGAGCTGAGGTGAGAGAATCGGCCCCTGCCACTTCCTTTTCGTTTCTGTTTAGATATATACCCCTCTCGCATAAAACTAGAAATCTAGAAACGCTTAGAAGTATCTAGCTCCACTCGATCTGCACCAAGACGTCGTTGCCCTCGAGCCAGCGCACCCTGTAGCCGAGAAGGACGAGATCCGCCTCTAGCGACTCGAACTCTTCAACCTTCAGTGACTGACTGACGTGTGGTCCAAGACCTACGAGAGCCCTGGTCATCCCAAGCTCCCTAGCCTCTCTAGCCGAGGCGAGCACCGAGAGGAACCAGTCAACTCTCTTCGTGGTGGGCTTGAACTCCGGCAGGTGGCGCATCGAGTCCTCCAGGGCTAGGCTCGCGTGAGTGGTCGGTTCTAGGTAGCTCATCCCCCAAAAGTCGTGTAGGCGCGAGGCACTGTCAAAATATTTCTAAGAGTTACTCCTTCAGACCCTAGCGCAATTCCTCGACCTGTGTTAGAGTAGCGCATGGACATGAAACAATTGTCGATTCGGGTTAACCGGCTCGCTGGGAAAGAACTACGGATTGAGATAGAGAGTAACGTGGCGGTTCCCTCTCAGGTTCTCGTGGCTCTGTTCAAGCTTTACGAGCGACTTGAGGAGGAATGATCGACCTAGAGCATGTGCTCTTCATCCACGACAAAAGGAACGGGAGATCCAAGATCTCGGCTACCATTCTTTTAGAGAACTTGCCGCTGGACTTCCTCAGCGTGAGCATCGAGATGAACAAGATTGTGAGCTTCCACGAGGAGCTAGGTTATAGGATGCCTCTGGTAGGACGGCTCAACACAAAGCTAGAGGAGTTGGTGCGTCGGCTAGAGGAGGGCGGGGAGTGAGAACTAGAGATGGGGCGAAGCTGATAGGGATTTCGACTAAGAAATTGTTACGGCTCAGGAGAGAGGGTAGAATTATGGCATCCGTTTCTAAGAATCGATGCTTCTGTTTCCACATGATAGACTTGCTAGACTTGGAGTATGCTCTGTCGGTAGAGAAGGGGAGGAGATGTGAGTGAGAACTAAGGATGCGGCGAAGCTGATAGGCATAACGACGACTAGGTTGTTGAGGCTGAGGTCAGAGGGGCGTGTAGATTGCTCGCTTCTAAGTAACGGATACTACTGCTTCCATAGAAACGATCTACTAGAACTAGAGGTAGAACTGCTAGTGGAGAAAGAGCGCAAGGCCGTAGCTAGGACTAGGGAGGAGGAGGAGGAGAGATCTATAGTTGAAGAGGCGACGGCTTGGAAAATAGCGAGCTGGTCGGAGTATAAGAAGGAGAGAGAATTCCAACTGAAAGAAGAAAACGACTCAGGGCGTTTCTTCGGGCCGAAGCCTACAGGCTGGAGCAACACCATGCTAGAGGCGAGACCAGAACCGGTTCGACTGGCGATAGAGGCTATGGAGAGGCGGAGGAAGCTCGTTGAGAGGGTCAGGAGTAAGGAGAGGTTTCTGGCGAGTGTGCGGAGGGCTGTGTCGAAGAACGGGGAGGTGACATTGGGCCAACCCCCCGTTCCCGCCAATACAACACAACAAGACTCGCATGAGTTGCAATAGGTTAAGGTAGCGTAGGTGGAGTAGTTTGTCAAATGCTAGGAGTCGGATTAGAGTGGAGCTATGAGTGAGAGCGAAGAGGTGGAGGAGGCGAAGACGTATACCGTGAACTCGGAGACTCCTTACAATATCTATGACTATGGGGTGAAGAGCTATGTGGGTCTGCCGAGGTGGAAGATCGAGTTGTTTGCCTTTCTTCATGCTCCGTATGAGGGGAGTCTGAGCAAGTTCCAACACGCGAAGAATGCGATAGGATTGCTATGGCCGGAGATGGTGAGCGAGAAATATTGGAATCCTTGGCTAGAGAGGGCGTTGAAGGCTTTTACAAACGAGGACTATCTAGTTACTAGGCACGGGGTGAAGATTAGAGTGGTGGTGTTGACCGGTTGTGCTGCGGTGGGGAAGACGTTTAGTGCCGGTCTCTATACGACGCTGTGGTGGCTAGCTAGTCCGGCGAATTCTATAGCTTACTTCACTAGTACTAGTAAGGATATGGTGAGGAAAAGGATCTGGCCAATCATTCAGAAGTTCTCGAAGGGTGGAGTGGTCAATAGCTCTACCGGGGAGGTCGGGGAGTTCGGGGGGCATATGGTCAATAGTAAGCCTGCTCTTCAGATGGTCAAGGGCGATGACAAGCACTCGATAGCGGCGTTAGCGGTGGCTAGTGGAGAGACGACTGCGGCAGTGGCGAAGCTGTCTGGGCAGCATGAGGAGAGAATCTTGCTCGTTATCGATGAGGGGCAGGCTACGCCGGAAGCGATCTATGCGACGATTGCGAATCTGAGGAAGGGTTGCCTTGATCTGACGATCATCATTATAGAGAACCCGATGGGGAGGCTTACGGGGAGTGGACGGGCTAGTGAGCCGGAGAATGGGTGGAAGAGCGTGGGGCTAGAGGATCTGGAGTGGAAGACTAAGGGGGTGCAGGAGTGGCAGCTGGAGCCGGGGATCTGTGTGAGGTTCGATGGGAGAGATAGTCCAAATGTGGCAGCGGCAATAAAAGCGGGGGTAAGGGGAGATGAAGAGGACTCGGACTGGCGAGATCCTTGGCCGTTTATCTTTACGTTCGGGGACTGGCTAGCGGCGAATCATGCGGATCGGCTGAACACGCTGAGTTACTGGTCGCAGGACCGGGGGATTCAGGCTCCTGACGGGACGCTGAACACTGTGATGAGCGAGCAACTGGTGGAGCGGCATGACGGAAGAGGGGAGTTTATTTTTTACAGCGAAAAGCGGATGATCGCGGGGCTAGATCCGGCGTTCGGGGGCGATAAGTGCATACTGAGGTTCGCGGAGGTGGGAGATGTCGAGGAGAGCAATTCAGTAGGAAGCTTTGCTTCCGGGAGGAAGGTCGTTCAGCTGAGGGAGAGGTTGGAGATGAGGATCGATCCTGGGAGTGATGTGGAGATCGAGGGGCAGATAGCAATGCAGGTGCAGGCAGCGTGTACGAAGAGGGGCGTGAAGATTGAGGACTTTGGGCTCGATGCCACGGGAACAGGGAGGGGAGTGGCGTATGCGCTGAGTCAGACCTGGGGCAGCGGGTATCATAAGGTGGAGTTCGGGGGACTGCCGAGTGATATGAGTTTCTCGGAGGAGGATACGAGGAGTTGTAGGGAGATCTTTGATCGGAAGGTCACGGAACTGTGGTGGATGGTGAGAGAGTTTACGACGGCAGGGCAGTTGAAGGGGTTGACGGTGCAGGATGTGAAGGAGTTCTGTTCGAGAGAGTATCGGATGGTGGGGAAGAAATACTCGGTGGAGACGAAGAAGGATATGAAGGTCAAGATCGGGTATAGCCCAGATGACGCTGACGCTGTCGCTGTGGTCATTGACGTTGCTAGGGTGAGGGGAGTTAGCCCGATGACGCGAAAGGCCGTTAGAAGGGACGTGGAGGCCCTAAACGACCTAGTCAGGAGGAGTGGAGAGGTGGAGACGGTGGACGAGAGTAGCGGAGGGTGGGGCGAGCAGGAGGTCTGGTAGAGAGGGCTGAGTCGTTGTCGTGACGAGGTTGACTAGGATTGACGAGGATTTTGAGGACTTGTCAGCGCAGAATCGCCGCTCGTAGCAAGGGATCGCTCCCCCTCTGTGATAAGTGTGACTCTTTTTTTCATAAATTTAAGTAAATAAGGATAGAGAGAGGGGAGAAGAGGGCTATATACAAAAGGTTCGCGAAAACATCGTCACTTGTCACTAGAAATGTCTGAAACCCTTGCTATCAGGGGCTAGGGAGGGAAATGACAAGAGGCGATGACGATGAAATGACGATCGTTTGATGACTATTTGTTGACTAGTTGTTGACTTGTCACTCACGAGTGCTAGGATTCAGCTGATGAAAGATATAGTTCTAGATTTTACAGCCTACTACAATCCGACCGATAAAACCTTCTGGGTTCAGGATGGAGTTCACTGGACCCAGTGCAACCGTCAGATGTTTCTCGATATGCTGAAGTTCGATCCGAGGCTGAGGACGGATGGGGCAGTCTACGCTAACCTGGACCAGGCTAGGAGGGCGATGTGCAAGGTCAGGCGGGATAACCTGATCAGCGGAGTTTGCCAGTTGAGTGGCTATAGTTCGGGAGTCCACCTGATCAACGGGAGGAAGATACTGGTTACTAGGGAGAGGGTAGTGGTGCAGCCGAAGGAGGGCGTTATGCCTTTTTTTGACAAATACTTCGAGACTGTAGCTAAGGATAGTCCAGAGCAGAGAGACGTGCTGTTGAGTTGGATGAAGCTGGCTTACCAGAAGTGGTCCAAGGGACTGCACTCGCCGCTTCAGATGATGATCCTAGTGGGACCGAGTGGGACAGGCAAGAGCCTTTTTCAAGAGATCTGTAAGAGGTTGCTGGGCGGGACGATTGCTGATCCGTATGACTTTCTGATTGGGAGGACGGAGTTCAATCTTGAACTGGCTGAGAACGCGCTGTTGAGTTTTGAGGATAGGCCGAGTTTTGACATGAAGAAGCAGAGGACGTTCTTTGATAGAGTCAAGAATCTGCTTATGTCCAGGGACCAGAGGGTGCGGGGGCTCTATCAGAACGGTTTCATGGCTGATCCGATCAGGTTCTTGCTGGCGAGTATCAATGCTCAGACTCATAACTACGCTATGGTGCCGCCGAGGGAGAATGGGTATGAGGACAAGTTCGTTTTCACCTACTTTTCGAATACTGGGTTCCCGATGGATGGGTGGAAGCATCTAGATGCTAGTAAGGAGAACTTCGAGAAGATGATAGAGGAGGAGTTGCCGGTGCTGGTTCACTATCTGAAGAATGTCTACAAGATCCCAGAGTGGCTCTTGACTAGGGTCAATCACCACGACAAGAAGGGTAACTTCTTGAAGCAACCGGACTCGATCTGCACTAGGTATGGGATGGATAGCTGGTGGCACCCCGATATTGCTGCGATTTCGAGCGAGGGAGGGGACGTTGCGAAGCTGGTCGGTGTGCTGGAGACGCTGATGGAGTTGAGAGGGGTTAAGAGACCGATAAGTGTCGCGGCGAAGGAGATTGCAGAGCAGCTTTTGCAGTTGGAGGACGTGGACGGGGCGTTTGAGTTCGGGAATGACGTTAAAAAGCTGGGTTATAAGCTCAGGGATGCCGCTTTGAACTTCCCAGAGGTCGTTTCTAGGGGTAAAAAGAGTGCTAAGGGGGTCACTTGGGTGCTTAAACCGGGTAAAAGTGTCGTTAAGGTGTCTTGACGGGGTCGAAAAGGTGCTTATAGTGGCGATGTGAACTTAGATGAGACCACTAGAGCTGTTTTACCTGGCATTATTCAACTCGTTACCCTGAACGAGGGCGACGGAAACTTGTTGGCCCTCTGCGGCAACGGATCTATCTGGGAACTGATAGATAAGGGGACGGAGGATCAAGTTTGGGTTCAAATCCAGGTGAGAACGAAATAAATGGGGCTGGAACTAGGACTAGAGCGAGATGAAGAAACGGACTAAGCAGATTGATGACGCGAGGGAGATTGTGCTGCCCTTCTCGATTGACGGGAAGCAGGCTTTTACGACGGTGGGCTCGCAGGAGATGCAGGGGCATGAGAATGAGGAGCTGAGTCAGAACATTAAGAGGCAGCAGACAACTGGGGGGATTCAGAAGCACGTCGAGGTCGTGATGGAAAATGCTCAACGGTTTCTTCAGGCTACGATGTGGATGGTAGCCCCGAATCCTATCAAGGAGTCACTGGCTAGGTGTGAGAAGGAGACGGCTACGGGTGATGATATGGACAGGGTCACGGACTGGATCAATGAGATGCAGTTGGTGAGTGTGCAGGATGGCTTGACTACCGTGGTGAAGAGCAAGGGCAAGGTGCTCGCGGACATGAAAGCGAAGGTGGATGCTACGTTGGTGAAGCCGATTGAGGTTGAGATCGCTAAGATGTTCCCTAAGAGGGGCGGGGAGGAGACGGAGTAGGTGTTCGGATTCATAAAGACGAAAGCGGCTGCTTGGGCAGAGAAGGAAACCAAAGAAGGTCGAGCTATTAACGTGGAGAATAGGGGTTGCGACATATGTGACGAAGATTTTGATACCTATCCAGATGGACCTGAACCAGGGGCTCGAACTTGTGAGCTGTGTGCTGCGAAGGCTTATTACGACGAAGTGTGGGAGGAAGAGGAGGAAACTGAGTAGATGATGTTTGTCAAACTGTGATGAGTGACGAGAAGTTGAGATTTTTTCCTAACAAGAACCAGGCTCCACCGGGGGGTTGGAGGTTTACCGTTGATGAGACGGGGGTGAGGATACAGGGGACGACGATGGGTGAGCTGATCACGAATGTTAACAAGCATTTGAAGGTGAATGAGCTGCCGGAGATCGTTGGGCTTGAGTCGCTGATTGAGCAAAGGATCTGTGATGAGGTGCCCGTATATTGTAGTGGTCAGGGGCCTGAGTTGAAACCGGTTATGAGTGCTAGGAGGCGGACGATCCATGAGGTCATTTCTGGGACGAAGACGATAGGGAGTTGGCTCGTGCAGAGGGCGATGGGTAAGGGGACAGTTGAGCCGGAGGAGGCGAGCAGGAGGGCTAAGATTTGTATCGAGTGTGTGGAGAACCAGGAGCCGACTGGGTGTTCGAGCTGTAACATGGCGGCTAAGAACCAGATACTGGAGAGGTTGGTTCCGTTTGCGATTGCTGAGGATGGGCAGCTGAAGAGTTGTCGTCCTTGTGGATGTATGTTGAGCGTTAAGGTGAAGGTCGCGAAAGAGATACTTGTTAAGAATATGCCTGGGTATGTCTCGAAAGAGCTTCCTGGGCATTGCTGGTTGAAAGAATAGATTTAACGCAGCTTGCTGCACGGGTGAGAGAGAACTAGGAACTTAGATGGCTGATAATGAGACACTGATAGTTGACGGTAAACCGCTTAAGCCGAGGATCGAGACTTGTTTGCAAGCGCAGACTTGGTTCGGACTGTGGGAAGAGGCTGGGAGGGCGCGGCTTGCGAAGGCTGCTATCGTTGAGGGAATGTTCAACGGGAACCCTCCGTATAATAGGAGTAGTCGGGCGAAGGATGGGCAGAACTGGAGGGCAAACTTCAATACGCTGGATGGGGCGAGTAGGAAGGATGCCGCGAAGACGCCTTATTATGATCTGTTCAACTCGACGAAGCACTTCTTTGAGGTGACGACGACTGTTGATGAGGCCGAGGGTCTCGATGCGGGGGAGGCGAGTAGTGTGATGACCGTTGAGTTCGACAAGATGTTGAAGCGGTGGAAGGATTTTAGGTCCAACGTCAACATGATGCTCGATGACTTCATCAAGTTTAACAAGGGCTTCTTCTGGTGGAGACGTGATGATAGCTGGAGGTTTAACCGGTTGCCTTGGCATAGGGTTTACTTTCCTGACGGGACTACAGGAGATACGGATAGCTGGGATATGTTCGGTATCCGGCATAGCTTTACCGTTGAGGAGATGTGGAACTCGGTGAGGGACGAGGAGAGGGCTAGGGAGGCTGGATGGAATGTTAAAGCCGTTATGAGAGCGATCAATCGCGCTGTGCCTGACTGGGATACTCAAGATCCGATGGAGATTCAGCGGAGGCTCAGTGAGAGCACTGTGACGCCAACTGCGATGGCTTGTAAGGTGCAAGCTGCGAGCGTGTATTGGCGGGAACTGGATGGGAATTGGAGCAGGATGATGGTTCCGTATTTCATCGATACGAGGCAGAGCGTTGGAGGGAAGCCTGCTAGTCGTATTGAGAGGGAGGGTGAGAACTACGCGAAGCAAGATGTGAGCGAGGATCAGTGGCTCTTTAAGCGATGCGGGATCACTGAGAATGTGTGCGAGCTGATGGCTAGCTTCTTCTTTGAACTGGATGACGGGACGATCAATACTTTCGGGGGGCTAGGGAAGAAGATCGTCAGCATGGTTCAGGCTAACGATAGGATTGCTAATCGAGTTGCGGATAACACGATGCTTCGGATGTCTCTGCTGTTGCAGGCTGGGACCGCGAGTAGTGTAGAGAAGCTGGGATTGATTGCTCAAGGAAATGGGGTGACGGTTATTCCTAACGGTTTGAACGTCGTTACCGGAGCGATGCAGGGAGATATTCAGGCGGGACTTGTTGTGAGCCAGGATTTCTCTCAGCGTCTTGATGTGAATACAGGAGTGTATCGTCCTCAGTTCGAGAAGCCTAGGGGGAACCCTGAGAGTGCTACGGCAGCGGGGATTAGATTTAATCAGGCGACGGTGCTGAGTAATAGTGCGGTGGATCGGTTCTTGGATCAGCTTGACTGGTTCGGTAAGGAACTGTTTCGGAGGGCTAACCAGGAACTGTTGAATGAGAACAGTGTCGATCCTGGGGTGAAGAGTGCCGTTAAGTTTCAGAAGAAGCTAAAAGAGTTGGGCGTGTCTAAGAAACAGATCAAGGATGCTGTAGATGAGATGACGACTAGGGCTATGAGGGCTGTAGGGAACGGGAGCGTTACGCAGAGGCAGCAATCGGTGAACGCACTTGGACCTTTGGTTGGGCAGATGGGGCAGAGGGGTCTTGAGGCTTATCAGGATGACTACGTCGCGGCGTTTATGGGGACGGAGAAGGTTGAGAGATACTTTCCGAAGAATGACAGGGAGAAAGTGCCGACCATTGATGATTGGCAAGCTACACGGGAGAATAACGATATGCAGCAGGGAGCACCTCCGTTGTTGGCCGAGGGGCAGAACAATGAGGTTCATGTTGCTAGGCACTTGGAGAGTGGGTTCGGGGCTGTGCAAGCAGTTGAAGAAGGAGCTGATCCTACGAGTGCGTTGATGTTCTTGGGATTGGCTGTGCCACATATCGCGGAGCACATACAGAAGATCGGGAGAGAAGAGATCAGGCGGGAGGCTGTGAAAGCTCTGAAGCAACTTGAACAGGGCTTGGCTTTGGTTGAGAGTGCGGTTGAGGAGGCTCAGGGGCAACAGGAGCAGCAACAGAACTTGACGTTTGAGCAGAGCTTGAAGAGTCAGGATACTCAGGCGAAGTTGCAGGAGCGGCAGTTGAAGTTGGAGCAGCAGATGTCGATTAAGAACGCGAGGTTCGAGCAGGACTCGGCTATATCGAATGCGAAGACGATGAACGAGATGCAGACGAAGAACGCGCTGACGGCTAACCAGATTGCTAATGAAAACGCACGAGGATCGCAAGATACTTCTGAGTGAAATAGAGTGTCTTCAAACTGAGACGGACGATTGGTTTAATCGAGTCCGTGTCGCGAAGCTAGTCGAGAGACTAGAGAAGATGGATAGCGATGACGATGAAGAATCCAAGGGATAGACAGTTTCATAGTAAGGCAGATCGATACTCGTATGATCATCGTAATGATGGTCGTGCGGGTAAGGGGGACAAGATACCGGGGTTTAGTCCTGGTAATCACTACAGAGACGAGAACGCGAGGATCTTTAAGAGGAAAGTGAAACATGCCGAGGGCTAAGAAGAACGAGAAGCATCTGGAGCTGGATGGGTTGACGTTGGATGACTGGAGGAAGGACTCTCAGCTGTTGAGGTGGAGTCAGACGAATCGGGTGTTCCGATTGTTGACCACTGTGCTGATTAAGGAGCGGAAGAGAGCGCATGTCGAAGAGCCAGGGATCTCTGAGAATCGGAGGCTGGGGAGAATCGAGGGCTATGAGATGGTGATCAATGTGCTAGGTGACATGGCGAATGGATTGAAGGTAACGGAGAAGGCGGATGAAACGATGAGTTATAACTCGGCTGAGTTTGAGGATTGATATGAGTGAAGAGAATGCAACGATTACGACAGGCGAAGCTATTTCAAGAGTCGAAAAGAATGGTGGTGAGGTTGCTGCAACCTTTGACGCTGATGCCTTTGAAGCTGCGAAAGCTGCTGATGACGCTGCGAGTGCTGGGCAAGCTCCGGCTCCTGCGGTTCAGGTCGAGAGCACGACATCTGCTCCGGCCGAGGCTCAGGATGTGGGTGACCTGTCGCCTGGTGCTCCTAGGAATCCGTTTGAAAAAGTTCCGAGCAAGGCGGCTGATTGGAAGACATTGAAGGCGAATCACGCGGCAGAGATTGCTGCCCTTAAGAGTGAGTTTGAGAGTAAGGTAAATACCTCTCAGGCTAGTGATGGAGACCTGGCTAAGGAGCGAGATCTGTATCGAGATCAGCTGAGGCAAGTGGCCATTGAGCGAGACCCTGAGTTTAACCGGAAGTTCGAGGTTCAGATCAACTCAGCTATTGATGGAGCTAAGATGGTTGCAGGGGAGAGGGGCGAAGAGCTAGGGAAGCTGCTGAAGAGTCCTGCCGGTCCTTGGAGGAATCAGAAGATCAATGAGTTGCTAGCTGACACTGACGACATGACCAAGGTGTCGTTGATGGGCGCGTTGACCACTGTGACGAACCTGGAGTTCCAGAAAAGCAGTGAGGTGCAAGCTTCGCTCGATAGCTGGGATCAGAGAGAAGCGCAACAGCAGGGCTTGGCGAAAAGTCAGCAGGAGGAACAGAAGAGGAATTATGAGTCGCTCTTTGACAAGACGTTGAAGGAGCATCAGAGCGAGGGGAAGCTAGGGAACTGGCTCTATAAGCCGCAGGAAGGAAACGCGGAGCATAATGCTTCGATAGAGAGGAGCGTGGATGATGCGAAGTTGATTCTGAGAGGCGATATCACGCCGGAGAGAGCCGTCGAATTGGCACTCAATCAAGGTGCTTATCCTAGGTTGGTGGAGAGCTTCAACACGCTTTTGATGGAGAGGAACGCTTTGCAGGAGAAGCTAGGGGGGATTCAAGGAGGACAACCGGGCATTGGATTGCCTGGGGCTGCTACTGATGGCGGGGCTACAGGTGCTCCTGTCGTTGGGACGAGTGAGTATTCGAAATACATGGCTAATGGCATTGCCGCTGCACAGGCTGCAGACCAAGCCAGAGGATGAGCTTGCTAGTTGTCGTTGCGCTCTCGGTGGGCAACGAACACCTTTTCGAGAGTAACTTGGACTTGATGCGGTTGCAGGAGCCGAAGGGTTCAGGTTACACTCTGCTTCTTGTCCACCCAGACGAGGTGCGGGTGACGGAGATAGCGACGAAGGCTAGGGAGAGCTTCGAGACTGTCCATACGATGACTCATAACTCGGGTAATGGGGTGAAGGAGTATCCTACGGGAGAGAATCGAGTTTGGCAGGCTGCGGCTAGGTATGTGGAGACGAAGTTCTCGGCTAAGTTCAAGGGTTGGTTCTGGTGGGAGCAGGATGCTTGCCCTCTGAGGGCTGGGTGGCTGAAGAAGATCGAGAGGGCGTGGAGCGAAGGAGGAAAGCCGTTCTGTGGATTCGTCTATAGAGGGCCTACCACAAGCCCTTTCATGGACCGCTGTGGAGTTTGGCCTACGAAGATCGCGGAGGCTTTACAGAGCAGTGGAGCGTTGTTTGTGAGCAGTGCTCCGTTTGATCGGATCGCTGGGCTGGAGAGCGTCAAGTTGACGACTGAGAGTAACTTCATCATTACGAGTCAGAAAGATTCGCTGAGTCTTAGTAAAATCAAGAGATCGTTCCCTGAAGCTGTGCTGTTGAGGGGAACCGACGGGTTGCTTCAAGATGTCTTGATGGGGCGTAAGGAGATGGCTGAGGCTGATGAAGTTTTAGAGAAGAGTTTTTACCCTAGTTTTCTTGAGCAGACTGAGTGGAAGTGTGGTCTCTTCACTTTTCCGTATCGGGATCGAACTTGCTACTTCAATCCAGGCTTGGCGAGAGTGCGAGGGAAGCTTCAGCTGTTCACTAGGGAGTTTCAGTATGGTGCCGAGGCGATAGATGGGGAACTGACTAGTGATAAGAAGAGTCGAACTGTGATTTGGGAGATAGAGGAGCGGTCCATGACCGTCAAGAATCTTCCGAGTGTTCCGAGAGAGCCGAGACGGTTCGTTAATGAGCAGTTCGAAGACCCTAGAGCTATGGTCGTTGGAGATGAGGTGTTCGTGAGCTTTGCTACGTGGGTGAGGACGAAGGATTGGAAGATCCGGCAGAGTCTAGTGAAGCTGGACTGGGATCTAGAAGAGTTAGAGGTGCTAGTTGAACCGGACTTTGGTGGGAATCACCCGAATCCTCAGAGTGCTACAGGGCATGAGAAGAACTGGATGTGGTTCAAGCATGAGGGTGAGTGGCATTGCGTTTACTCTCCGAGTCCTCAGTTGGTTTTTAAGATGAACTCGAAGCTTCAGATGGATGAGAGCTGGAGGAGTAAAGAGAAGATGAGCTGGGACTACGGAGAGCCTAGGGGAGGGACTCCTCCGGTGAGGTTGAACGAGGATGAGTATTTGAGTTTCTTTCACTCTGCTTTGATGTGGAGGGGAGCGAAGCGGAGATACTATATGGGTGCTTATACGTTTGAGGCTAAGGCTCCGTTCGAGGTGAAGAGGATGACGAAGAAGCCGTTGCTGGTCGGGAGCGAGAGAGATTTCAGGGCTTGGGAGAGTCCGCTAGTGATCTTTCCTGAGGGTCACGTTTATGAGAATGAGCAGCATCTGGTGACGTTCGGGGTTAATGATGAGCATTGCGGTTGGAT